CCATCAACACTTGAAAACTTTGTAGGCGATTATGTGTTTAACCCTGCTAGAGGACAAAAAGAAATTCGTCTAGACCAACCAGTTTCAGTTCTTGAGGGTGGTACTGGTTTTATGATGGTACAACGTAGTGCCTTTGAAAAGTTTGAGAAAGAATATCCTGACTATTCATATATTCCTGATCACGTAAGAACAAAACATTTTGATGGTAGTCGTGAAATTCATATGTACTTCCAAGCATTAATTGACGATAAGACTAAACGATACTTGTCTGAAGATTATATGTTCTGTCAATGGATGCGTGAGATTGGTGTTGATACTTATCTAGCACCTTGGATGAAACTTTTACATACTGGTTCATATACGTTTGGTGGTTCGTTAGTAGACTTGGCAAGTTTAGGTGTAAGTGCTACTGCTGATGCCGAATCAATTAAAAATATGAAGAAATGAGTAAGTTTAAGTACAGCGAAGACAAAATCCTAAAAGAGTTGTATGACTATGTGTCTGCAACTTATGGTGAGCATTACTCTATGAATAATATTCAGTCTACTGAATTTATAATGGATGCTGGACACGGTGCTGGATTTACGATTGGGAATATTATTAAGTATGCCCAACGATATGGTAAGAAAGGTACACCCGAAGATTATAGAAAGGATCTACTTAAAGTACTCCACTATGGCATAATGGCACTACATGTGCATGATACACAATTTAATAATGAGGAAAATGATAATGAACATAAGTAAAGAAACAATTGAAATTTTAAAGAATTTCGCAACAGTAAACCCATCGATTGCATTCAAAGCAGGTAACAAAATCAGAACAGTATCTGAGCAGAAAAATATTCTTGCTCAAGCAACAGTTGCTGAGGATTTTCCTAAAGACTTTGCGATTTATGAATTGAATCAATTCCTCGGATTAGCAAGTTTATTTGAGAATGGTGAGTTTGATTTTGGTGATAACAATGTGACATTAAGTGAAGGAAAAACTAAATCACGATACACTTATACTGACGCATCAATGGTAACTTCTCCACCTGAAAAGAATATTGAATTGCCTTCAACAGAAGTATCATTTAAGATGACTGCTGATATGTTTGCTAGAGTATTGAATGCTGCAAATCAATTACAGTTACCAGAAGTTGTTGTTCGTGGTGATGGTTCAATTGTTAAATTAGTAGCAACTGATACTAAGAACCCAACGTCTAATGAATTTGCTGTTGATGTTGCTGAGAATGGTGCTACGTTTGACTTCGTGTTTAAGACAGAGAACCTTAAGATGATTGCTGGTGATTATGATGTAGATATTTCAGCAAAGGGTATCTCGCACTTTAAAGGGCAAGTTGCTCAATACTGGATTGCTACTGAAGCAGGTTCTAAATACAACGCATAAGGAGGGGAAATGACATTAACAGAACAAGAAAAGAAAGACGTATTACGAGTAATTAAAGACTGTTCAGATTCACTAACTCGTATGGAGGGTGAACGTGAATTTATCAAAGAGTCAATTATTACTCTTAATGATAAGTATGGAATGGACAAAGCACATCTTCGTAAGGTTGTGAATATTTACTATAAGCAAAACCTTGCGGAAGTGCAGGCACAAAATACTGAGGTTGAAGACCTATATGAAACATTGACTTCTTAGACCTTTTAGAGTATAATATACTATATACCATATACTATATACCGTATATGTTTTGATGATGGAGAATGTGAATGGAAGACTTTTTGTGGGTCGAGAAATACAGACCAAAAACGGTTGCTGATACCGTCTTACCAGCAGATCTCAAAGCAACTTTTCAACAGTTCGTTGAGAATAAAAATGTCCCTAACTTATTATTGACTGGATCGGCAGGTGTAGGTAAGACTACAATTGCTAAAGCAATGTTAGAAGAACTTGGTGCTGACTATATTGTTATCAATGGTTCAGACGAAGGCAGATTGATTGACACGTTGAGAACAAAGATTAAGAACTTTGCTTCAAGTATGTCATTATCGGGTGGTCGTAAATATGTTATTCTAGATGAAGCAGACTATCTTAATGCTGAAACTGTACAACCTGCTTTAAGAAACTTTATGGAAGAATACTCTGCTAACTGCGGATTCATTTTAACGTGTAACTTCGTCAACAAGATTATTGCTCCACTTCACTCACGATGTTCGGTTGTTGAGTTTAAGATTGGTAATAAAGAAAAACCTAAGATGGCGAGTGAGTTCTATCATCGAGTATGTATGATACTTGATATGGAAGATGTTGAGTATGTTAATGAAGTTATTGGTGAGGTTATTACCAAACACTTCCCTGACAACAGACGTATCTTAAATGAATTGCAACGTTACAGTGCTACTGGTAAAATTGATGCAGGTATTTTGAATAACTCGTCAGATGCCAACTTCAAAACGTTAATGGATGCTCTGAAGAATAAAGAATTCTCAACTGCTCGTAAATGGGTTGGTCAAAATATCGATGGCGATATTGCACCATTCTTCCGTAAGTTATATGACACGATTTATGATCATGCCGAACCGAGTAGCATTCCTCAAATTGTTGTAACACTGGCAGACTATCAACATAAGTCAGCATTTGCTGCAGACCAAGAGATTAATACTATGGCATTACTTACTGAGATAATGGTTGATACTGAGTGGAAGAAATGACACCGTGTGTAATTTATGATTATGAAACTTTAAGTCAAAATGCCTTCAACGGTGTAGTTTTATCAGTTGCTGGTATTGCATACGATGAGGATAGGTTTCTAGAAAATCCATATCACTATTCCGAGTTGTTGGATATGTGTGAGTATATGAAGTTTGACGTTAAAGACCAAGTTAAGTATGGTCGTAAGGTTGAGAAGGGTTCGTTAGATTGGTGGAAAGAACAGTCTAAGGATGCTCAAAGGCAACTACTTCCGTCTGAGTCTGATGTTCCAATTTCTGAACTCCAAACGTTTCTGAATAAACTAAACATCCATACTGCTAAAAAGGTATTCACTAGAGGTAATTCGTTTGACCCAGTATTTACTCGATCGTTACTTGACGATCTCGGGTTAACAGATCCTACTGCTTGGTGGGCAATTAGAGATGTGAGAAGTTTTATTGAAGGATTCTCATATGGTAGTGACATCAACCACGACTTCATTCCTAAAGAACTTGTAGACGAATTTGTACAGCACGATCCTGAACACGATGTAGCAATGGACGTAATTAGAATGCAGTATTTGATTAGGACAATTTATGGCAAAGAAAACTAACCCATTCGACTTTACCAACTCAATCAACACTTCTAAAAAGAATTTGATGAGAGATACTGATAATGATGTACTCGCTGAAAAGTCATACAGTCCATTTCTAACTAATAGAGCATTATCGTATCACAATGATACAGTTGCAGTTGCTAACTTAATGAACACAAACCACCATCTGGATAAAAGGTTGCAATATGAGTTTTTACTAAATATAGTAAGACCAAAAAAGAGATATGCCAAATGGTCTAAAAAAGATAAAGGTGGTGATGTGGAAATTATCAAAGAATATTATGACTATAATGATATCAAGGCAAGACAAGTCCTCACCATTCTTACTGCTGAACAAATAGCAGTAATTAGAAATAAATTAGAAAAAGGTGGAAAAGAATGATTGATACCATGGTAGAAGTCAAATTAAATAACGAAGATGACTTCTTAAAAATTAGGGAAACACTTACACGCATAGGTGTATCATCTCAAAAGAGCAAGACAATTTATCAGTCTTGTCATATTTTACATAAGCAAGGTAAGTATTACATAACACACTTCAAAGAGTTGTTCGCATTAGACGGCAAACCTAACAACTTTGGTGATGAAGATAAAGCACGTAGAAATACAATTGCTAATCTTCTAGCAGAATGGGGTTTAGTAACACTTGTAGACAAAGAAAAGAGTAACGATCCAGTTGCTCCATTATCACAAATCAAGATCCTTCCTTACAAAGAGAAGAAGGAATGGAACCTTGAACCCAAGTATAATTTAGGCAAAGCATTCTAAATTAAACCACAAAAAACTTTACTTTCTTACCGTTTCAGAGTATAATAAAGGTAATGAACAAGTATAAATAAAAGAATTATTCCCTGATTAGGGAAATGTTCACTGACAATGGGAGTTGGTGACAACCGAAATGTTGTTAAACTATTTTTAAATATAACATAGGAGAAAAATATGTTAGATAAAATAAATGGTTGGATTAAAGCAGGTACTGAAACTGGTGTAGCATTGATTGCATTCGCAATCGTATTACAAGTAATTTTTGGTGGAACTGTTCCATTCGTAGGTGGTGATATTATTGCTACTATTACTGGTATCGTTGCACAACTTGGTGCTCAAGGTCTAGTTGGTCTTGTCGCTGCTGCAGTACTATACAAGTTGTTTAATAAATAACTGTATAAATCCGAGGGCATTGAAATAGTTTATATTTTAAAATGTCTTCGGGTGAGTTTTATAGGTTTTTCTTAATAACCCAAAGAACCTAGAACCACTTTCGGACTGAGGATCCTCGGTCGATATAATGGAAGATAAGGATTGGCCAAAGTCGGTCGAGTGCTTCCACTTAATTTGGTAGTTTCGTGAGTCATAATCATAGGCACTACCATTTACTCTTTATTGGAGTTATTTAAGACGTGGGTGCGATACCCACCAACTCCACCAAGAAGTGCATTGTATCCTCCCCCACTGCAGTGTACTTCTTGATGGGGTTGAAATAGATTCGATTAGGTAACAGAAGGTTAAGAGTTGTAAGACCAAAGTAAACGCAAACGACGATTACGCATTACTTGCTGCCTGATAGGTGAGTGAGTTGAGGATTTAGGCAGGTTGCCCCTTATCACCAAAGCAACCTCCAACAAATTATGGAATTTGCCATGACGGCAAAAATGGAGAGTTGCTCAATAGAGGACTCGTTTTTAAAACTCGCTTAATATAAGGAGAAATAATATGACTTCAAGTGCATATAACTTCCCGAGAGATCTATTCTTGGGATTCGACAATTTGTTTGATAATCTATATCAATTCAACGATAACCAACAAGAAAGACAAACCTATCCACCATACAACGTGGTGAAGAAAGATGATAATCATTATTTGATTGAAGTAGCAGTTGCTGGATTCAAAT